CCCGGCCGAGCGCCGCGCCGACGCTCTCCTGCCACAGCCCGTCGTCAAACGCGCCTAGGCTGCGCTGCGCGGCCCGGTGCGCGTAAATCCCCTCGGCGACGCGCAATATGCCGGCGCGGGCATTGCCCGGTATGCCCTGCAGCGCGGCGCCGAGATTGTTCCGCACGCTCGCGTCCATCCGCCCCCGATTGGAAACCGCCGCATTGGCCGGCAGCGCCCAGCCGTCCAGCGCCTCGCGCACATAGGCCGCGCCGGCGGGGCGGTCGCGCATCGTCGCCAGCGCGACCAGAGCGGCGTTGCGATCGGCCTGTTCGGGCTCGGGCGTGATCTGCCGGATCAGCGCGCCGGCGCGGCCCGGCCCGAAATTCGCCATCTGCGCGATCAATTGCGCCCGCGTCGCCGGCGTGCCGTTCTGCCAGGCCAGGTGAAGCTGCTGGGCGGTTTCCTGCGGCAGATATTGCGGCGGGCGCTGGTAGCGCGCCGCGGCGGCGTCTCCGGCGGCGAAGTAGGTCCGCATCGCCGTGGGATTGTTCATGTCGAACGGCGGCAATGCCGTGCCGGTCTGGCGCACGTACAGGCCGAGCTGATCGTCGCTGAGCCGGTGCGCGTCGCGCTCGTTGAGCGCCGTGATCTGGGTGTGCTCGGCGACCAGGTTCGGATCGCTCTGCCAGTTGCGGTGCCCCTCGATCTCGCGCAGCGCCTGCGCCCGCTCCGCCGGCGGCGCGGCGTCGAACCGCGCCGTGGTGCGGTTGCGGGCATTGGCGTCGTGGAGATCGTGGGCGAGGCTGATCGCCGCCGCCGCGTGCGGCCCGCCGGCCGCGGCGGCCGCGTCCGCCGCCTGCGTCGCCGCGTCGAGCGCCGCCTGGTCGACCAGGACGCCGTGGCCGACATCCTCGATCAGGTTGCGCGCGCTCGCATTGGCCTGTTCGATCTGGGAGCCCGCCGCCGAGCGCGCCAGCGCCTCATTATGCTCGAGCTGGCTCTGGGCCTGGTTGCGCAGGGTCGCGCGCTCATGCGGGGTGAACAAGGCCCCGCCCCAACCGCCGTCGATCGCCGCGATCGCGGCCGCTGGATTGCGCTCGATGACGCCGAGCATCGCCCCCTGCTGGATCGTGCGGTGGCCGTCGCGGCGCAGATCCTCGCGGGCATTGTCGGGCAGCGGCGCGCGGTCGACATAGGCATCCCATTGCCGCTCGGCCGTGGTCAGCGCCTCGCCGGTGGCGCTGCCGTCGAGCGCCGCCGTCTGCATGTTCGATCCGAGCTGGTTGGCGAGATTGCCTGCGTCCGTGGTCTGCCGCACCGCCCTCTGCTCGACCGCCCAGCGCTGCTCGCCGGTTCGCGCGGTCGCCGCCACTTCGGCCATGCGCGGCACGAATTCGTCCTGCAGCCGCGGGTCGCCGCCGATCCTGGCGGCGAAGCGATCGTGGAAGGCGTCGATCGCCGTCTGCACCCGCTCGTCATGGCCCTCGGCGCCCGGCCCGGCCTCGGCGCGGGCATTGGCGATGTCGAGCTGGAGCTGGCCCTGATCCTGGGCGAGCTGGACGGACAGGGTCGAGGCGTGGTCGCGCAGCTTGTTGGCGTCGTTGAGCTGGGCGGCGGTGTCGCGCGCATTCTGGATGCGCAGCGCGTCCTCGCGATTGCCGGCCTGGTGGCGGGTCAGCGCCTGCCCCGCCGCCGCCAGCCCCTCGGCGAGCGCGTCGCCGAAGCCGGGGCCGGGATCGGCGAGCCGGGCCGGGCGGGGCAGCACGTTGCGGTCATATTGGGGAGGGGCGGTCGCCATCTAATACCCCCCGAAGAAGCCGTTATTATACTGGCCGCCGCGATAATAAGGCGCGTTGATCAGATGCTGCGGGATCGGCAGCGCCTGCGCGCCCGGGAAGCGCGCCTCGCGCTCGATCGCCGCCGCCTGCATCGCCGCGTCGGAGCCGGTCACCTGATCCATCCCGCTCAGCGCCGAGGCCCCCGCGCGGAGCAACCCGCCGACCAAAGCCCCGCGTGCCGCCGCGCGCTTCTGCCCGGCCTGGGTGCGCAGGCTCGCCGCCTCGCTGCCGGCATTGTAGCGGGCGGTGAGCGCGTCCTGCTCCATCGCCAGATTGCTCTGGAACAGGAGATCGCTCGCCGATCCCGATCCGACCGAAACGCCATTGCCCGCCAGCGCGGCGATCGCCTCGCCCGAGACGGCGCGGCCCTTGGCGCGGATCGCTTCTTCCTGATATGCGCCGGTGAGCTGGGCGCGGCGGGCATTTTCCTCGTCGACCCCCGCCGCCGCCTTGCCCTGATAATAAGAGGAAAAAGCGCCGATCACCTGCGAATCGAACTGCAATGCGGGGCCCGCGAACTCAGCCATCAAGCGGCCTTTCTCGACTTGCCCGCCATAGCCTTGGCGAAGGCGGGTTCACGTGGAACATACCGATAGATGGTCGCATCGGGCACGAAGCCGAGATGCCGCGCGAAGCGTTCGCCAGCGCCGAACCCGCCCCGCACGATCAGGTCGATCCGCCCATAGACGCTCGCGGCGATCACCCGCCGGATCGCGGCCGCCAGCACCGCCCAGTCGCGCAGCGCCAGGCCATCGCCGAACGCCGCCCAGCACGTCGCGTAATCCGGCCCATTCTCGGCCAGCCCGGCGCAGCCCAGCACCCGCACGATCGCCCCGCTCTCGTCCACCTCGGCCGCGGTGAAGGCCGGCCCGCGCTCCGCCATCATTCCCGCCGCCTGGCGGAAGACGTCGAGATCGTCGCGCTGCGCCTGCTGCACCACCAGCATGGCGCGATGGGCGGGCTCGTAGGGCAGGATGGAGATCACGCCGTATCTCCAAGCCTGAGAATGGCGTCCGCCACGGTGGCGTACACATCGGAGCGCGGGTCGCTCTCGCCCGGCGCATAGAAACGCCGGAACCCTTCGGCCACGCCTGCCGCGTCTCTCAGCGCATTTTGGCGTGCTGCCGCCTCCGCCGTGGCGAGGCGGGCGGCGAAGTCGGTCATCAGGTCTCTCCCACTTCAAGCGCCGGCACGATCGCGATCAGCGTCGCCGGCGTCGGCTGAAATCTCTCCACCCGGATCGAGCCGAGCCGCTCATAGGTGCCGATGGTCGGGATCTGGATGTCGCCGGTGAACAGGGGGATCGCGACGTCCATCGCGTCCTCGTTGGTCCGGGTCTCGACCGGAATCAGGTCGCAGCCCTGGACCTGAACGCGCAGCCCCTGCGCCTCCGCGACGCGCAGGTTGACCGCGAGGATGCGCTTCAATTTGGTCTGCGCCGTGCCCTCGCCCTGCCCGGCCTCCGGCTCGAGCGTGTCGATATAGGCGTCATAATCCTTGCCGCCGTGAACCTTGCGCGCCGCATAGGCCAGCGTCACCTCGCCGCCGCTCACCGTCCGCGGCGGATGCGGCTTGCCGTCGGCGAGCAGGGCGATCTCGTCGTCCTCCCAATGATCGAAGCCGCTGATCACGGTCGCCGGCGCGCCGTCATAGGTCAAGGCGGCGTCGAGCATGACGACGTCCGCCTGATCGTCGGCGGTCTCCCAGATTTTGTGCATGCGCAGCACCCACCACGGCGCATCCTCGGCCGCGCTCTTCGCCACGGCGATCCAGAGCTGGTCGCGCTTGCCCTCCGGGTCGGTGATCCGGCAGATGCTCTTCGCCAGCAGCCCGCCGCCGAGCGCGCGCCGGAACCAGCCCATCACCTGCTGATCGGGATCGTAGGTCATCCCGGCGAGGGTGCCGTCGCCGCGCACCGCCCAGGCCAGCCGCTCCGGCTCCGCCTGCCAGGCCAGCTCGACGAAGCCGGGCGCGCCGATATGGTCGGCGAGCCGGGTCATGTCCGGCGCCGAATAGCGATCGGCGGCGAGTTGGTAGCCCATCTCGCGAAGCTTCCTGCCGGCGCGCTGGGCGAAGAGCAGGCGGCCGTCCGCCGCCAGCGGCTTCATCCGCCGCGATCCGTTCTGCGTCTGGCGGCGCACCGCGAAGACGGGCGGGCCGGCGCTGCCGGTCTGGATTTGCAGCCGCTCGACCGTCACCTCGCCTTTCTCGGTGCCGAGCACGAGCAGTTTGTCGGCGGCGCTCCACTGGATGCGGGCGGGATCCGGCGTCGAGAAGGTGCCGGCCAAATCCCGCTGAAAGTCTCCCGCGCTGTCCCTCCGCTCGAAATCGACGAAGTCGGCGCCGAACCCGTCGATCACGCTGGTATAGCCGATCCCGTCCCTGGTCATGACGACGCACTGATCCCAGATGCACACCGTCTCGGGCCAGCCGGCGGCATCGGAGAAGGCGCCGTGCGCCCAGCGCCAGCTCGCCGTGCCGGTCAGCGAATCGGCGAGGCGCTTGACGACGGTGGCGGTGACCTGGGTGGCGCTGGTGAAGGCGGTGATCTTGAGCAGGCCGATCCGGTTGTAGAGATATTGCCACTTGATCCCGAATTCGCCCTTGCCGTTGATGTCGAGCGCGCCCTGGCCGTCCCATTCGCTGCCGGTGTCGTGGATCGGCGGCACGCTGCCGGTGCGCGGCGTGGTGCCGTTGGCGGCGGCGGTGGCGAGATAGGTCCGCCCCGCCCAGGTGAGCTTGGTGGTGCCGACCGTGATGCCGCGCATCCCCGGCTCCCACGATTTGACGTCGTTGAAATCCTTCGCCTCCAGCTCGAAGAAGCCGCCGACATGGCCGGCCTCGAATATGTCGCCGTTGGCGGTGAGCGTGACGCTGCCCGTCGTCGCGGAGGCGGTGACCGTGATCGTCTCGTCGGCATTGGGCTGGCCGATCGGGCCGTTGCGCATGTCGAGCAGGGCGAAGGCGAAGGTCTCGGCGCCGGTGCGGCTCAGCACCGAAGGCGCCTTGGCCCCGCCGGCGAAATAGACCACGTCGATGCTCTCCTGATAATCGAGATCGAGCAGATCGGCGTAGGAATAGGGGTGGGTCACTTCGTACGGCGTGTCGGGCGCCGTCACGATCCAGTCGTCGTTGGTGTAGAAGCGGAATTTGAGGTTCGAGGCCTCGATCACATAGCCCTGGTCGACATAGGGCTCGAACGCGATCAGCCGGCACGGCCCCCTGGCGACCTCGACGAAATGCGTCCCCGGCGCCGCGATCGCCGGCCCCTGGATCGCCGGAATCCACCCCACCATCGCCTTGGTCCCATTGGCATAAACGGCCTGGTCGACACGGCCATGCATGCGCAGCGAAAGCTCGCCCGCGTTAAAGCTCCATTGTCCGATCGTGGCCCTCTCAGCCACGATTGGCTCCGATCTCGCGGGGCGAGATTGGAGAAATGGAGGCACTGGCCGAGGCCAACACGTCAGGCGCGCGCCTCGCGATAATATTTGCGACCACGATTGAGGCGGAAGAAGTTATCGCCCTAGCCATCACTGCCGCGCCTCCAGCCACGAGCTCCGAAACACCGCCCGGCGATTCCGCTGCCCCGTCGCCAGCCCATCCTCGCGCCGCGCCCGCGCGATCACGTCGGCGAACACGCCGTCGAGCCGGTTCATCATGCCCGATTGGCCGGTGATCGCCTTTGCGGTCTTGGCGGCCAGCTTCGCGGCCATCGCCTCGATCATGCCCGGCGTCCACCGCGCCATATCCTCGACCCGGAAAATGCCGCGGATCACGATCGCGGTGTCGTTGGCGAGGATGAAACCCTCCTCCTCCTCGCCGTCGAACCAGTCCTCGTGATCGCGCTCCCAGGGCAACCAGCGCAGCATGCCGGCGGGCCGCTCGAACCGATAGGCCCACTGGCTGCCGATCGCGGTGAAGCCGGCGTCGCGCGCGCCGTTGCGGCGGCCGATGCACGGGTTCCACGGATGCGCGGCCTGCACCTCGTCGCGGGTCGCATCCCAGATGTCGAAAAACTGCCGCGACAGCGGCGACCCCTCGTTGATCGCCCCGATCCGCGCCGAAGTGCCGAGCAGCACCAGGGCGGCATTGGCGATCCCGGTCTGCGACGGCGCGGCGGTCATTCAATCTCTCCGGCTTGAAACTGGAAGGGGGCGGGCGATCTCGAACCCGCCCCCTTCACTACGCCCGCGACGATCTGGCACTCCCGATTTCGCTCCCGAAAGGCCGGCGCAGGCGCCCCCTTGGCTCAGCGGCCAGAGTAGAACATCGTGACGATCAGGATCCCCGACGCCGGCAGGTCGGCCGCGGCGATGGTGATCAGCACGTCCTCGTAAGCGCTCAGCGGAGCGTCGTCGGCGGCCGTCGAATTGCCGAACAATGTCGGCGCCGCGGCGGTGAAGGTCGCGGCGGTGCGATATTTGCCGGCCGTGCCCGAAACGCCGATCGCGATCGTCGCGGTGGCGCCCATCGTCGCCGAGGCGTTGATGAGGCCGTAAAGGAAGCGGTAGCCCGCCGGCACGCGGAAGCAGACGTTGGTGTCGCCGCTGACCTTCGCGACCGCCGCGAGCGACAGGTCGAAGGTGGCGACGAACGCGCGCACCGGACTGTTGTTGGACCGCCCATCCGCCTTGGCCGCGGGCAAGAGCGTGCCGTCGAGAACACCGGCGAATTCTGCCGAAACACCCTGGGCCATAATCTTCTCCTTTCGTGTCCCGGCGAAGGCCGGGATCCAGTAAATTCACCAGCACCTCGGCCCCGGCGGCTTGTCCGCCGAAGCCTTGGCGCAGGCGGATCAGCTTTCGACGTTCGCCATCTGGAAGCACTTGTCCTCGTTGACGCGGGTGCAGGCGAAGATGACCTCGCCGTAAATCTGCTCGGACATGTTCTTGTCCGCGCGGCGGTCGATGAAGGCGCGGAAGTCCATCCAGGTGTTGCTCGCCATGCCCGAGGGCACGAACACCGGGTTGAGCCGCTCGCCGCCGCTGGTGGTCAGCGACGCGGCGTCGGGATAGACCGTGGTGTTGCCGAGCTCGGTCTGGATGAAGGTGAAGCCCATGAAGTCGCTGGGCTTGCCCTCGGACAGGGTCTGCGCGAACAAAGGATTGTAATCGCGGTTGGTGACCTCGTTGATCTTCAGCAGATCGCTGCCCTGCTTGGCGGTGATCAGCATGATCGGCTTTTCCATTTCGAGATCGACCAGGCGGATCAGCATCAGCTCGCGCATCGCGATCAGCTTGTTCTTGGTGATCCCGGCCGAGGAGCTGGCGAGCACGTTGGCCGATTTGAACGGCACCGCGGTGGTGCCGGTCTCGCCGGTATAAGCGTTGCCGTAATAGGCCTGGAGCCAGCGATTGTCCTGGGCGCGGCGGGCGCCGCGGGCGGTCTGGACGGCGATCGGCGACTTGGGATCGATCTCCATCGTCTCCAGATCGTCGGGATCGACCAGCACCGCGGCGTTCTGCCGCTTGGGCTTGTGGATCCAGCGGCGCTCGAGATCGATGTCGGTGGTGCGGGTGTCGCCGTTGCGGGTGTCGACCTCCTGGAAGTTGATGCCGTCGAAGCGCAGGTCGACCTCGATCGACTTGCCCTTCTTGGACGACTTGGCGCCGACCAGCGGGACGAGCTTGCCGGGAATCTCGGCGAGCTGGAAATTGACGGCGTTGGTATAGGCGACGGTCCTTGCGGTCTCGATCGCTGCGGGGGTGCCGGGAACGGTCATGTCGGGTCTCCGATGGAAACTGGCTGAAGAAGCTGGTTTCGATCGGGGTGTCGGACGGTGCCGGGCCGGTCTGGTGAGTTAACGGGTCACGTGCCCGCCGCTGCTTTCGCGGCCTGCACCGGGGCCCGCCGTAGCCCGCCAGGGCGAAGGAGGGGGTGTCCGGGTCGCTTGCCGGGGAGCGGTGCGGCCTCATTCGGCCATGTGCGGGTCGCCCCCCGGCGTCGCGGATTTCGTCTCTAACAAATCCCGTAATCGGGCGCAAGGCCCTACGGGATATGCTTAGGTGGCGGTGGCGCGCTTCGTCGCCGCGCCGAGCAATCTGGTATATTCGGCCACGGTGGCGACATCGCCGGCATTGTACTTCTCGCGCCAGCTCTTGTCGGCCATCCTGGCGTCGAGCTGCGCCTGAGGGTTCTCGCCGCCGTCCTTGAAGTCGCCGCCGAGGCCATCGACGCGGATATGCTCGCCCGCCACCTTGGCGAGCTTCATCATGCCCTTGAGCAAGGCTGCGCTGCCCACCTTCGTTTCGAGCGCGTCGGCAAAGCCGGCGGTTTCCTCGCCGAACAACTGAACGAGCATCTTGTGCGCCGCCGCCTTCTGCGGCTCGTAATCCGCGCCCATTTCCGCTTTCAGCGCATCGATCTCGGCATCGCCCTTGGCGAAATAGGCCTTGGTCGCCTCGTTGATCCGGGCGATGTCGGCCGCGACCAGGGCCTTGGCCTGCGCATTGTTGAGGCCGAGCGGGTGCATCAGATCCGCATAGCGCTTCGTCATCTCCGCCCGCGCCGTCTTGGCGGCATCGTCGGCATTGTCGGGCAGGGCCTCGAGCCCGAAATCATACTCCGCCGGCGTCTTCGGCCGCCCGAGTGCGTCATAGACCGGGTTCCACGCCTCGGGCGCGGCATCGGCCGCCGGCACCGCCAGCTTCGACGAGGCGACCTTGCGCAGCTCGAGGTGCGCCTTGATGAACTCCACCGGCTTCTCGTAGCGGTTGATCGTCGGATCGACCTTGAGATCGTCCGGAATCCCCTCGATCGCCGCCACCCACGGCTGCGTGGTGACCGCCCCGTTGTTATCGCCGCCCGTCAATTCCGCCGCGCCCGCGCCGCTCTCGATCACTTCACCTTCCGGCATGTTCAATCTCCATGATTTGCGCTTCGATATTTTCGAGCCGCTCGCAATCGAGCGACACGGATTTGAGGATGTCGAGGGCGAGCAGCCGCCGCCCCTCGTTGATCAGGCTCTGCTCGCGATCGCCGGGGACGAGGGTCGGCTTCGACACGAAATTCTCGCGCGCAAGCCGCTCCAGCCACTCGCCGGCGCCGGCGCGCAGCTTCCCGTCCTTCTCGTCCATGAACAGCCGCGCCACCGATTGCACCGGATCGAGCAGCCGGTCGCGGACGCGGCGGAGCTCGCTCAGCCGCGCCTCGGCGCTATACTGGATGCGGCGGACGTCGTCGGCGATGCTGCTCAAACGCCACCTCCCGGCCCTGCCGGCGGGCCGGACGCGGCGACGTTTCTCGCAATCTCGCTGGCGCGCTGGCCGACGTCGAGCGCGGTCGCGGTGTCGGCGAGTTGCGCCGCCTTGGCTTCGTCCGCCTCCTGCTCCGCCTCGCTCGCCGCCCAGCTCGCCGGGACGGCGTGGATCGCCGCCAGGTTCGGGAGAATCTTGCGCATCGGATAGACGCGGGTGAACTCGGCCGCGGCGCCCTGCTCGAGGTTGAGCAAAGGCGCGACCTGGCCGAGCATGTCGTAGAAGCCGCCGGCCTGGTCGGCCTTGCGCGCCCGCGCCAGCGGGTTTTCGTAGATGGTCTGGAACAGGGCGCCGGCCTCGGCCAGGGCGCGGGGCATGTCGTCGAGCATGCCCATCTCGGCCATGCAATCCAGTTCGCGCGCGGTCTGCGGATCCCACCATTCGGTTTCCTGCCGCTTCAGCGGCGCCAGGAGGAGCCCGCGCTGCTGGTCGCGCTGCAGCCGCTCGGTGGCGGAGACGTGGCTCTTCACCTCCTGCCGGATGACGTAGAGGTCCTCGAAGAAGGCGCGCTGGATCACGGCGCGGGTCGATTGCAGCAATTGCAGCGCCGGCGCGATGTCGGCTCCCTCGAAGAGAACCTGGACCGTCTTGTTGCCGCGCGCGTCGACGGCGCCGTAGGTGATGCCGCCCGGCTCGTACATCAGGATCTGGTCGAGCATGTCGTCGTTCGCGCCGAGCGCCGGCCGCGCCTGAAATTCGATCGCGGTGACCAGGTCGCGCATCATGCGCTGCGTCGCCTTCACCGCCGGCAGCACGTTGATGCCGGGCGAGCGGCCATAATCCTCGAACGGGCTCTTCTCGTAGCGCGAGCAGATCAGCGGCATCGAGCGGAAGCCGCCTTCGTCGAACACCTGCTTGTCGGCGACGGAGAGATAGCAGGAATAGATCGGCTTGCCGTAGCGGTCGATCCGGCCCGGCTCATAGTCGCGGTTCGGGGTGAGGACGTGGATATAGGTCGATTCGGCGTCGAGGTTGCCGCCGTTCGGCTTGCCGGCCTCCTTCCTGGCACATTCGGGCGCGTCGTCGCCCCACTTCGCCAACGCCTGCCGGTGGGTGAGTGTGAACTTGCGGTGGACGGTCTCGATCAGCCCGTCATGGCCTTCGCGCACGAAGACCTGGCCGATATGTTCGGACTTGTAGGAAAGCCCGGTCGCGCGCCGCGTCGCCCGGTCGCGGCGGACGTCGACCCACATCCCCTGGAAGCCGAACGAGAGCAGGGAGGCGACGCTTTCGTGGGTCTGGTTGGCGAAGCCGGAGACCGGCGAATTGCGCAAAGCGAACAGCCGGTCGCCGAGCGTCTCCATCCACAGCGCGATCGTGCGGTCCTTCATCAGATCGGGGTCGCGGGTGACGAAACGCTGCCACTGCCCACCCTGCGGGATCACCTCGCCCTCGAACACGGCGCAGCCATGATCGAGCGCCAGCATCGCCGTCTCGTCGAAGATTCGCTCGGTGCGCGGCCTGCCCTGGGCCGCTCGCCCGAACAGGGTCGAGGACCCAAGGAAATCGGCCTGCCGCGGCAGCATCAGCTGGGCGACATCCTGCCACAAAGCCTCGAACGCCGAGCGCCGGCTCTCCATGACGCCCTGCTCGCGCTGGATGGTTTCGGCGTCTAGCATGGCGGACGCCACCAAGTGACTTCGAAGCCGAGGACGAGCAGGCAGTGGATTGGGAACGTGTGGCCTGTGTAACGTCGAAAGCTCGACTGCAACGTCCAGCGGCTATGACAATTGACGAAGAAGTGCCAACGCCAGAGATCGAACTCGCGCCCCTTCATGCTGCGACCGTTCCTCGCCATTGCTTTACCTTCCGGCCCGGCCCGAAACCTGTTTCGGGACGATGATCAAAAAACCAGATGCCCCTTGGGGATTTTCACGATGCTGCCGCCGCCGATGCGGATACCTGGATGAAGCTCGCATTTGACCGCCTTCGCCCCGGCGATCAGCCAAGCGGAGCGGATGTGCGCCGGCGGTGAATCGGGCGGGAAGTCGATCGCCCGCTCGAGCACGCCGCGCCCGCCGAACGCCGAAAGCTCGCGGCGCTCGATCGCGATCGGCGCGATCGTCGCGATGAAGCGATCGTCATCCTCGGCGAAGCGCAGGGTCAGCGACGCCGTGTCGGGCAAATCCGCCAGCACCGCGACCTCGCCCTTCTCGGCCTTGGCATGCGCCTTCTTCGCCTCGATCGCCGCCGCCTTGGCCGGATCGGCGGTGAGCATGGCGAGCTCCCTGGCGAGCTCTTCGGCCGCGCCGTCGAGCCCGTGGATGATCCGCCACGCCGCCGCATAAAGGGTCTCGCCCTCCTCCGGCGGCGACCCGCGCTTGGTCAGCGAGGCCTGGAAGGCCGATCCGGCCGCCTGCAGCGCTTCGAGATCGCGCCGCGCGTCGAGCAACGCGCCGGCCTGCTCGTCGAGCAGTACCATCGCCGCGGCAATCGGGTCGGTGTGGCGCAGGATGATGTTGGGCGCGAGCCGGTCGAGCACCGCGCCGAGCGCCGTGCTGCCCTGCTCGAACGCCGCCAGTCGCGTGGCGGGGTCGCCCACCGGCGCGTCCTGGTCGCCCTCGGCCTCGGGTCCAACCTCTTCGCTGATCCCGCCGCCCGGCGCGCCACCCTCGTCCGCCGAAGCCTTAGGCGAAGGCGGATCGTCCCCGACCAGCCGCGGCGCTGGCGGCGCTTCCGTCGCGGGCTTGTCCGCCATAGCCTTGGCGACGGCGGGCGGAGCCGCCCTCCCGGAAACCTTCCCAGCCGCCTTACGCGTTGTCGCCTTCGCCATCGTCTCTCTCCTCTTCGTTCCCCGGCGCAGGCCGGGGCCCAGTTTCTTCCCACTCGGGCCCTTGTCCGCCGAAGCCTCGGCGGAGGCGGATCACTGCCCGAGCAAAACCTTCCCGCCCGGCGTCCGCGCCTCGCCGGCGCCGCGCCCGACAAGCTCGGTCGCCCCGGCGCCGGGACGCTGGCGCATCATCGTGTCGGACATCGCCGCCTGCGCCGCCATGTTCGGCGTCACCGGCGGAGGCCCCGCCACCGGCTTGGGCGGCTTCGACAACAAGGTGCCGATCCCCGAAACCAGCCCGCCCAACGCGAATGGAGCTACCTCCATTACCTCGCCCTCCCCACCCGCCGCTCGCGCGCCATCTCGCGGCGAAGCTGCGCCGCCTCCCGCCCATCGCCGCGCCCGGAAAAATAATCATCGCCGTAGGAAACATGCGCCCGCGCGCGGCGCAGCTGCTCGCGCCGATCGAGCGTGTCGAGCACCTGGCCGCGCTTCCTGAGGCCGAGCACCAGGCTCTGCAGCCCGTCCTGGGCGTGGCTGAAATCGTTCTTGTCGGGAACGTCCTTCCATCGTCCGCCGCCGCTCGAATATTTGACGCGCTGGATGATGTAGCCGTTGTTCATCCCGCGCCGCAGGTGACGGCAGCGCGGATCGAAGATGATGCCCGGCTTGTTGCCGACATTGTGGGTCAGGCAATGGCGCACCGCCTCGATCCGCGGCCCGATCCTGTTGCCCTTGGTCCCCGGCGCCGGCTTGACCTTCAGCCGGAACGTCTTCGAGAAGCCCTCAACCCATGCGATGTCTTCCTCGTGCTTGTCGCTGAAGCCGCCGTAGAACGCCGCCTCGTCTCCCCACACCTCGCCGAGCTTCGCGTTCGGGAACATCGCATTGACCCAGCGCCGCGCCTCCTCGCCGAACGCATGCGATCCCATCTTCTCCAGCGTCTTGCTGGCGTCCGGGTTGAAGATGACGAGTTCGCCCAGGACGCGAATCTGCCCGTCATCGCTTTCCTGCCCGGCGACCAGCGCCGGCGTCGATCCGCCGTCGAGGCCGAAGTTGATCGGCAGCCCCGGAATCGGCTTCAGGAACGTCGTCGCCATGTGGAAACGGTCGATGAACTCGGGATAAACCGGCTGCCCGTTGTTCACCGCCCCAAACTCATTGTCGACGAAGCGACGAATTTCGTTGTCGTTCAGGCCGATGAGCATGCGCTCGTAATAGCCCTTTTGCAGGTTCGAGAGGTTCTCCGCCTCGGGTGTTCGCCCACCCGGCTGCCGGTGAAAGGCGATGTCGAACTCCGCGCCATGCACCGCCTGCAGCTCGGCCAGCTGCTCTTCGGAAATCCCGATCCGCTCGTGCAAGGGCCGATCGGTCTCGACCAGCAGCTCATAGGTCCAATTGTCGATGTCCGGCGCGTTCATGTCGGCGATGATGCCGGACCATTGACAGCCACCGTCCTTCGCCTGCGGATAGCGGCCGACGCGCGGGAGCCCGAATTTGAGCACGTTGAGGTCGAGCGTGTCGACCTCATTGAGCCACAACAGGGTGATCGCCATGCCCTTGAAAATTTCCTCGGCCTTGCGTTCGCCCAAGGCGCGGAACAGCATTTCGATCTCGACGACCGCGACCGTGCCAGGCCCATCGAGCCCCGGAATTTCGAAGCGGAGCTTGTGGTTTTTCAGCTCGCCGTTGTAATTCTTGTCCGTCTTCTCGAACCACGAAAACCAGTCGGCCATCACGTTGGTCTCGAGCTGCGAATAGGTCGCGCGGATCACGCACACCCGGATCCGCCGCACCCCGTCCACCGGAGACGGCGACTGCCAGCACACGCAGTTGAGGATCTTCTGAAAGCACGACGTGGTCTTGGCGGAGCCGTAGGGGCCCATGATCGTCGAGATAAACTTGCGGTCGTTGATGAACCGCTCGGCGACGGGGCCAACCGGCATGAAGGTCGCAACCTTCGCCTCGCCGTCTTCGGGCTCGTAGAGGGGGGCGGCGGTCATTTCACCGCCTCGGCCGCGCGAAGGGGTTGACCGTGCAGGCGCGCGGCCCTTCCTCCGGCCCAAGCAGGCTGTCGAGGAACCCCGCCACGGAGCGGCGGAACCGCCAGTCGCGGGCGTGCGCCATTCCGGCCTCCCGCTCGGCGCGCTTCGACGCGGCCGACTTCAGCCGCCCCGCTGCCCCCCCCCTCAGGATAGGGACTTATATACTTGACTGCCGAACCGCAATCGGGTAGATAGCTTCTTGTCATGTGGATAACCCGCTTGATGAAAAGGGCGATTTGAAATGGTCAATCCGATTTTACTCGTTAACGATGCAGGGCACGGCGAAACCCCGAAATGCGGGTCGGCGGTGTTCAAGCCCGGCGATGTCGTCAAGGTCAGCCGCGCCCGCGCCACCGCGCATATGCCAGCGGAGGCCGTGGTGCTTGTCGCGGTGCCGCCCGGCTTCCCCGGCGAATATGCGCTCGCGGATTTGCTGGGCGAAGCCCGGCCACTGATGATCACGAAAACGACCGGGCACATCCGATACATTCTGGTCAATGAGGGTGATCCGACGCCGTACATCGCGCCGGAGAGCGCCCTTCGGCCCAGCGGCAAGGAGCCGGTCGAGATTGGCGAAGTGAGGCGCGAATCATGAGCCGGTCCACGATCAGCACCTTCCAGCTTTTCCAGATGTTCCCCGACGCCGAGTCGGCGCGCATCTATTTCGAAGGGCAACGCTGGCCCGAAGGCCCGGTCTGCCCCGCTTGCGGCGAGACGAAGCGCATCTATGCCAAGGGCGGCGGGCTCTACCGCTGCAATGCGGACCTGTCGGTTTTCAGCGTCCGCACCGGCACGATATTCGAGCGGAGCCCGATCCCGCTCAACAAGTGGCTCTATGCCATGTACCTGCTCGTCACGGCCCGCAAAGGCATCTCCAGCCTCCAGCTCGCCAAGCAGATCGGCGTCACTCAAAAGACGGCCTGGTTCATGCTCCAGCGCCTTCGTGAGGCTTGCGGCAACGACCCGTCGAAGCTCTCCGGCATTGTCGAGATTGACGAAACCTACATCGGCGGGCGCGAGGACGCGAAGCACCTGTCCAAGCGGCTCAGCGTCGGCGGCGGCGCGGGCGGCAAGACGCCCGTTATGGCGGCTCGCGAGCGCGGGGGCCGGATGAAGGCGGCGGTTGTTCCCAATGCCAGCACCCGCACGATCCTCCGCTTCATGCACCGCCATATCGAATACGGCTCGACCGTCCACACGGACGAAGCGGGCGGCTATCGGCGCGTCGGTGGCCTCTACTACACGCACGAGGCGATCAACCATGGCGCGGGCGAATACCGGCGCGGCAACGTCACCACGAACGGGATCGAGAGCGTCTTCGCGGTCATGAAGCGCGGGATCGTCGGCGTTTATCACCACGTCACGCCGAAGCATCTGCACCGCTATGTCGGCGAGTTCGCTTTCCGGCTCAACGAAGGCGACGTGAAGCACCACACGCTTGACCGTCTCGCCAGCATGTTCGCCGCCAGCATCGGGCAGCGGCTCACCTACAAGGAACTGATCGCATGAGTGAGAAAATCCGGGCCATCCTCGACGCCGTGACGGCCAAAGTGCTGTCCTATCGCCCTGTGGATAAGGGCCTCGCCGCGAAGAAAACCGCCCGCAAATTGAAGCGCAAGGCGAAGGCCGATGACTAGAGGGATCAGCACTCATGTATATAATTCCCTCAGGATACGCTCGCGCGGCGAAGGTTCGGTTGCGGGGGCGGGATTCGAACCCGCGACCTTCAGGTTATGAGCCTGACGAGCTACCAGACTGCTCCACCCCACGTCCGAAACGCCGTTCCCATCCTTGTCCTCTCTTTGCAGGTGCTCTCCACCCATCCCGGGCAGGCTTTCCGCTTCCGGCGAGGAGCAATGATCGACCCCCCGTTTGGCGAGGATGGGCGCAGTTGGAACCGCCGGCGTGGTCGGTTCCATGGGGGAGCCCGGGATCATTGTGTGGAGGTCAGCCATTGTCGGCGCCCTCCTCGGATTCGTCATCCTCGGCGGAATCGACTTCGACCCCCGGCAACAGTTTCATGCCTTCGAAGTCGATTGCGTCCAGCCCGCGCTTGCGGATTTCGGCCTCGACCATGCGCGGGTCGCCGATCGGCTGCGCACCGCCCAGCCCCGGCGCGAAGATCACCGCGTCCACCCGGCCCTTGACCTCCACGCTCACCGGCTGCTTGCCGTGGACATATTCGGCGACGGCCTGGGCGGCCTGCTTCTGCAGCGCCAGCGCCTTTACCGCGAGATCGCCCGGCTTCACCCGCAGCACCTTGGCGATGTCGCCGAGCCGGTCGATCAGCCCGTCGAGCGCCTTGAGCTGGCCCGCATTGAGATTTGCCTTGCCGAGCAGGCCCGAAACATCGCCCTCAATCTTTTCGGCGAGGCGGTAGAGCCTTTCCTCCATCTCCGCCGAATCGTCCGCCAGCCGCAGCAATTCGACGAGCTGGTCGGTCGGCATCGAATAAATGCTCGCCATGTACATGACGGGATCGCCGTGCTGCTGGCAGATCAGCTGGGCGAGCTTCTGGTTGCGCTTGTTCCCGGCCCCGGGGGGCCTGCCAGGCCGCCGTGCCTCGCCCTTCCGCAACCGCCGAAACACATCCGTCGGCAGCTTCCCCCGCGCATCGCGCATCCCGTCGAGCAGCAACGGCTCCGCATCCACGCCAGCCATCGCGCCGCCCTCGCAGACGTCGCGAAACGCGCGTTCGAGGGCACCGGCTTCAGCCATTGACAGCACCCGCCCGGCAGGCATAGCCTCGCCCGATTCGCTCCACGAAAGGCGCCAGCCTCTCATGCCCCAACCCGATCGCAGCACGCTCCCCGGCGCGGCCCTCTAGCCCGCCGGCGCATTGCCCCGCGCGCGGCTCCCGAACCCCCGACCCCATTTGGCAGGGGTGGAAGAACCGCCCGGACCCCGATCCGTTTTGCGATTTGGAAAGTGCGCGGCCCAACCGCTTGCTCAAACAGGCCAGAGCACCGCCGATTGGCCGGCGCTGGCCTTGTCCGCCGAAGCCTTGGCGAAGGCGGATCGAATTTTCACAGATGCCAGCTCCGCCGAACGCGACCCCCGGAGCGGGCGCCGATCGGCCGAAAGGGGGAAAGGGGGGTCGCGCGATCGAGGCCGGCCGGCCGCGGCCAGGCCGCGAGGCCCTCCCGATCCGCCCGCCGCCGGCGACCAGGCCGCCCAGCTCGCAGCGACCCTCCGTCAAATTGGCGATTAGACGACGCGCCTCCGAATCCGCCCCCCGATCAATGGCTTGCGCCTGCCCATAGGACGGCCGCCATGCGACGCCGCCCGCCGCGGCGTAGCTAAGCCCTTGATTTCGTTGAAGCCGGCCAATCCACCCGAGATCCGCGCCCGGGCCCCCGACCAGGCCCAGCTCGAGGCCGGCAGCGCCACCGATCGGCGCCGAGCTCCGCCGCCGAAATTCCCCAGGACCGCCGCCCCCCGCCCGCCTGACGCCCGTCCGGCGCAGGGTGCGCGGATATCCGGCCCCTATTTTATTCCAAAACCCGGAATGATCACCGCCCATGGCCGCTGGCTGTAACATATCCCGAAATATGGGCGCAAGATCAACGGCTTATGTTCCCGCCGAATGTTGCTGGGAACGGCCCAACCGAGCCAATCGGGAACAAACTAATCTATCTATACCAATAGGATAGAGAGGTAAGAAGGCGCATGTTCCCGGTGTTCCCGCTTGCCTCGTGCGCGCGTGAGGCTCGCGCATCGAGCGCCATAGCGCGCGCATGCGACGGTGACCAGTCGGGAACGGGACCGCGGGAACAGGGGATTATCGAAGTCAATACAGCAACTTAGCGCAAAGAGCCGGAAAATAGCAGGGAACTCCCCTGACCCACAGTCGCAGGCGCGAACCGGCCTCAATTGCTGCTTGCAAATCACGGGTCCGGGCCAGTGGTGCGGCCGGGATGGGATGGCGGATCGAGGCAGCCAAGCCAAGGAAATGCAGATGGAAAGCGGGCGCACCGGCGCGGCTTCGCCACGCCTGCCCGCTTGCGTTTGAGGCGTAAGAGCCTGTAACCAAAGACGAAATAAATCTGTTGACATGACGTGATTTGTTACCTTAATTGATGTAACAAACTGTTACTGGAGGACCAATCAATGTCGGCATGCATCGACCGGAGCGCAGTCTCCACCGCAATGGCCAAGGCCATCGCCTACAAGCAATGCGGCAAGGACCGGGAGGCCGCCGATTGGGCGCGCCAGCTCGTCCTGCTTCTCGAATGTGCGGAGATACTGAAGCCCGCCGAAACCGATTACGAAGAGGCACTCGGCGACTTCAACTACGTCGGCAGCCGTCACCACTACTGACGCCCCCGGACGGCGGGCGCTGAGCCCGCCGCGAGGATGGCGATAGTGCCAGCAAGGAAGGAGTAATCTCGATGCACACCTTGAGGAACTGGACGGCAAAGCGCGCTGGAGGCCGGATCACGGTCTATGGCGAGGACGATAGTGGCGCCTCCACGAAGGTCGTCGGCGTTGATCGGATCGAGGTCTTGCACTTCGCCGACCGCTCGAGCGTCATCGCCACGGACAAGGACGGGCAGAGGCACGAGCTGCTCGTCTAGAAGTCCTTCCCCGGCCGCGGCGCCCCCCCCTCCAGCCGCGGCAAAAAGCACCGCCGTCGAGCCACCAGCTCGGCGGCGGTGCCATGTTTCACGTGGAAGCCTGCGCGCCCCGTCCGCCCTCCAAACCGCTCCGCCCACCCATGCTTTCCCAAATCTTACATATGTTTAGCAATTGCGCGTTCATCGCGGCCGTGCCACTGGCCCCGATGCTCAAGCACCGCCAGCACGCCAGGCTCGTCGACCTGATCGGCCGCAGCTCCACCGCCTTTCTGATCACCGATCCGGATCTTCCCGACAATCCGATCGTCGCCGTCAACGCCGCCTTCTGCCGGCTCACCGGCTATTCGGCCGAGCAGGCCCAGGGCCGCAATTGCCGCTTGCTGCAGGGCCTGGCGAGCAATGAAGGCGCAGTGGCGCAGCTGCGCGATGCCGTGTCCCGTGCGGCCCCGGCAAGCGTCAGCGTGATCAATTACCGCGCCGATGGTCTGCCCTTCCTCAACGCGGTCACCGTGTCGCCGATCCACGATGAAGCCGGCGCGCTCGCTTTCTTCCTGGGCAGTCAGGTCGACGTCTCGGCCTTCCCGGCCGATCGCCGCGCCCGCGCCGATGCCATGGTCGCCGCCCTGCCCGGCCGCTTGCGCCAGGTGCTGGCGCTGATGGCGCAGGGCCTGGTCGACAAGGCGATCGCACGGGCGCTGGGCCTCAGCCTGTCCACCGTGCGGATGCATCGCGCCCGGCTGCTCGCGCGGCTCGGCATCGGCACGGCGGAGGCAATCCGGCTGGCGGTTGAGGCCGGATTGTAGGCGCGGGCCGGCGAAACGCACAAATTACCGTATGTCCGCGCGGCGGCGCGTGCGGCTAGCCTGGCAAATTGGGCGGAATTTCGCCGATTCGCGTGGGTTTTGGATTGCGCTTCTCGGTGGTTCGTGTACCCTTTTTGTTCACAAAGGAAGAACCCGTATGAGCCACATGCCGCCGCCGCCAGCCATTCACCGCGCCGCCGATGCCGAGCTGCAGGCGGCGCTGGCGCGGCATGGGCTGGCCGGATTCAGCCGCCTGCTCGGCTACGTCCCGCCCGGCGAGGCGCTGCCGGCCGAGGAGGTGGGGGCCTTGGTGCGGCTGATCGGCGATGCGGAGGAAGCGGGTCGGGGTTAGTCTACCCAGTCACCTGCGCGGCACCAATCCTCGGCCTTGGCGGCGGAAACGGCGCCGCGGCCCTCGCAATGGGAATTATAAAGTTGACGTCCGATCTGTGGTCGGGTAGACACCTTATGGCCATGGGGATAACCCTGTGGTTTTGAGGGAGATTTGAGATGCAACTGCCAACCGAAGTTACCGACCACCTTAACCAAGTGCAGACGCACGCGCGGCGCATTTGGAACACCTATCGCGGCTTGAATATGGGCCAACGTGATCGGCTTCTCGCCGTAATCGAATGTGCCCAGCGGACGGGCGCAGCGCCGGAAGTTCTCGCCGATGCCCTCGCCCGAATGGACGAGGCCGCCGACATCGGTTGCCACCCTGACGAATTGGAGGGCTGACATGAAAAAGGCACCTCCTCTGGTCTGCCGCCACTGCGGCAAATGCCCTTCGGAGCATATCGTCCGCAACGAGCGCCTGACCTGCGCGGCCGGCAACAGCGAGTACAAGGATACGGATGATCGCGAGGCGTGGGACATCATGCGGCAGCTTGACGATCTGGATGCCCGTAAGGAGCGCCTGACCCGACGCCTCTTCGAACTGACCGAGAAGAAGAAGAAGGCGAGGCCCGTCACGAAGGGCCAAGCCGCCGTAGAGGACTTCCTGAACGCCGTGTTGCCGACCATGGAAGGGTATGATGAATATGGCCAGTTGATCGACCCGGAGGCCTTCGCATGAGCAAATCCACCATCAGTACATTCGAACTCTTCCAGATGTTCCCGGACGCGGACAGCGCCCGCGCCTATTTCGAGACGAAGCGCTGGCCGGACGGCCCTGTCTGTCCGGCCTGTGGCGAGGCGAAGCGCATCTACGACAAGGGCGCGGGCTACTATCGCTGCAATGCGGACCTGTCGGTTTTCACCGTCCGCACCGGGACCATTTTCGAGCGCTCCAAGGTGCCGCTGCACAAGTGGCTCTATGCCATGTATCTGCTCGTCACGGCCCGCAAAGGCATCTCCAGCCTCCAGCTTGCCAAGCAAATCGGCGTCTCTCAGCCCACAGCCTGGTTCGTGCTGGCGCGGCTCCGCGAGGCTTGCGGGAATGATCCGACCGAACTGGCGGGCGTCGTGGAAATCGACGAAACCTATGTCGGCGGGAAAGAGGACGCGAAGCACCAATCCAAGCGGCTCGGCCTTGGCCGTGGCAGCATCGGCAAGACGGCTGTAATCGCCGCCAGAGAGCGCGAGAGCGGGCGCGTTCGGGCAGAGGTTCCGGCGACCGTCACGCGGCGCACCGCAACCGGCTTTGCCTATCGCAACATCGCTGCCGGATCGACGGTACACACCGACGAAAGCGCGATCTACAATCGGCTCAATGGCCTGATCTACAAGCACGAGACGATCAATCACGGCCTCGGGGAGTATCGCCGGGGCAACGTGACCACGAACGGCATTGAGAGCGTCTTTGCCGTCCTCAAGCGGGGCATCCACGGCGTCTATCACCACGTCAGCCCCAAGCATCTGCACCGCTATGTCGGCGAGTTCGCCTTCCGGCTCAATGAGGGCGACGTGAAGCATCATACGATGGACCGCCTCGCCAGCCTGTTCGCTGCCGCGATAGGCCAGCGGCTCACCTATAAGGAGTTGATCGCATGACCTATCCGAAGATGAAGCCATGCAAGTGCGGAAATCCCGACGTAGCGGTGTACGGCTATGAGAACGGGTGGAAGCACGTCGAGTGCGACAAATGCCATTATCTCGGGCCGGGTGCGGGCAATATCCGGCAAGCGATCCGCGATCATAATGAGAGGACATCAACATGCCAGGCCCAGTGAGCGACATTTACCAAGGCCCCGGCGACAACACGCCCTACGTCCCGACATGGATGGAGGAAGAGACGTTCGACTGCCACATGGGGCCGGACGGCTTTTGCGAGGCCGCAGGGAGCGAGGATTGCGAGCTTCGCTGTCCATATCGGAGGGGATCATGAGCGAGAAAATCCGTGCGATCCTGGACGCCGTAACCGCCCGCGTCCTCGCCCATCGCCCTGTGGATAAGGGCCTCGCCGCGCAGAAAATCGCTCGCCGATTAAAGCGCCAAGCCAAGAAGGAATTTCAGAGTGATCGGAAGTCATCTTGATAATTCCCCTCGCAATAACGACAAGGATAGTACGGCATTCCACGCTGCGGGCCGCGTACCTCGCCCATGCCTTCACAATTAGGGCACTGATATTGCTCCTCTGTCACCCCCGCGCCTCCGCCCCGCCCGCGTCCAGCTCGCCCTGCGCCGCGGCCTCCCTAGCCTCCTGCAGCACCGCCGGTATGTCCAGAAACTCGCTCAGCGGGATCAGCGTGCAGCTTTCCGGCTTCGCCCCGCCGAACCGCGCCTTCTTGCGCGTCACGGCCCCGGGCACGAGCGCCAGCGGCTGATTCCAGTTGCCGGTGCTCCACGCCGAATTCTTGAAGATCTGCTTCATCCCGACATTGGTCTGGCCGGCCACCGCCAGCCAGATGTCGAGCGCGAGCCGGCCCGTGCCTTCCTCGTCGGGCTTCTCGTCGAACAGATAGGCCTCGTTATACCCGCTCTGCCCGTTGCCGTCGTCATGGCCCTTGTTCAGGTGGAACAGCCGCATGCCGTTCGCCAGCAACTTCTCGCGCGCGGCGTTCGCGATCTTCGATTGCGCTCCCCTCAGCTTCACGCTGTGGATGGTGATCAGGCTCTTGGCGATCCAGCGCGCCACCGTCTCCTGGTCGCGCCCGGCCGAGGCCGGCAACGGCGTGGTCAGCAGATGGCCGAGGCAGCGCTCGGTGGTGTCGATCGTCTCGGCGCGCTGCACGTCGATGACGCGGGCCAGCGCGCGCACCCGTTCGGCGACCCGATCGATGCCGCCGCGCGCCTCGATATCCTCGCGGGTGCGCGGCTCGCTGTCGTGCAGCGCCAGGTCGCCGCAGGCGAGCAACGTGCCGTAGGTGTCCTGCTCGCGCCCCGAATAGCCCTGGTCGAGCATTTCGGCCTGGTAGCGGGCGAGGGTGGCGTCGTAGCGCCCCCATTGCTCGACCAGCCGGCGGCGCATCGCATCGCCCCATTGCTCGAGCGTCGCCGGAAGGACAAGCTTGGCCGTCTTCGGCGGGAACTTGTCGAGGCTGAGGATGGCGATCCGGTTGCGGTCCTGCGCCGGCAATTCGTGATGATGGATCGAGCTGAACAGAAAGCAGGAGCGGGCGACGAACTGCCGGGCCTGGTGATCGACCGATCCGCGCACCGCCGAAGCGCCCGAATAGGCCAGCCGGGCGAGCCGCACGATCTGCATGACGACGTCGTGATTATTCTCCTCGGCCTCGATCTCGTCGAACATGACCGCCAACGTGTCCTGGTCGAGCGTCTGGCGCACGCCGGCGGCGCTGGCATCCTCGGTCCTGAGGCCCCACCCGCGCATCAGCGCCTCGATCAGGTCCTGCAGCGTCGATTTGCCGGCGCCGGTCGGCCCGACGATCCAGCCGTGCGGCCTGATCTTGAGCGCGCCGCCAAGATTGGCCGCGACCAGCCAGCACAGCATCAGATAGGCGTCGATCGCGCCGCGCTTCCAGCGCCAGCTCTCCAGCAGCCGCAGCACCTCCATGCCGATATTGACCTCGGCGGGCCTGTCGTCGGGATGGGGCAGCGCCTCGGCTGTCGGATAGATATAGCCGCCATAGGGGCCCGATCTGTACCATTGGCTCTTGATCGGCTGCCCGCGCGTGCCCTTGCGGCCGCCGACCAGCAATTCGTTGCCGCAATGCAGGATCAGCTCGCCGCCCCGCCCGCGATGCGCGCCGCGGCCGCGCACCTTGTTGCGCGGATCGAAGATGTCGGCTTTGGAACAGGCCATGATCAGGCCCTGCTGGGCGAGCTTCTGCGAAAAGCCGTCTTCCTCGAAGATCGGCACGGTGACCGGCTTGCCCGCATCGTCGGTCTCGCCGGTCTTGCGGTCGCCGACTTTCTTGTACTGCGGCCATTTCTTTTCGAGCCAGCCCATGCGCGTGCCGAACAGGGCCATCAGCTCGCCCTTGCGAAATTCGCTGCCCAGCTCGATCAGCTGCCCGGCGAAGTCGAGGAAGTAGAATTTCTGCTTCATGAAGCCCAAAGGCGTCACCGGGCAATCCTTGCCCAGCTCGGCAATGTCATAGGCCTCGCCGGCGTCGGCGATCTGCCCCTGGCGCAGATCCGGCGCCTCCTGCGCCTCCGCGGCCGAGGCGGCGACGGAGTCTATGCCGGAGGGTGGGTCGGGGGCTGTCATGGGACTACGCCTTCGCCGCCCGCGCGATTGAGATTAGTATATCCCGGAACGGCGAGGGTGTGGAATTGCGGATGAGGGTCTTGTCCTTGCCTCCCACGGCGGCCATGACGCCGATCCGGCGTGCCTTTGCATAACCGTAGCGCTCGACGGCATACGCCGGCAGACGTTGCTCTGCGGCGCCCCATTTCAGCGCCGGCAGCTCGCCATCGGAGACTACGTACAGCCACGTCGGTTTGCGCGCGAAATGCCCGTATCGGCCCTGCTCCACGAGGCAGGTCCAGCCACCGTAGCTGTCGGCTCGATGCCAGCCGACATTGAGCGATGGTGGCATTATACCAAAAAACTGCCAGGCGAGGCTGTCTTTTGGGTGCTCGATTACCCCCCCCCAATTGCGAACTGACGCGAGCGCGGCGGCAAAGCATCCGCCGTCCTCGCCCACTCGATATTGTGCTGGCTTACGTGGTGACCCGGTCGCGTAGCGGCCCCAACGCTGGCAAGGCGGATGTGCGACCACAGAAGCCGGGCCTCGATACAACCGCGCGTCGCGCTGTTCATCCCATGGGTCGACATCGGGCAGGTCGAAATAGCAGCCGCCGGTCTCGACATAGAGCGCGGCAATCATTTTCGCCGCCACGATTCGGCGAGCTGCTCCATGCTCGACGGGGCGTTGCGCAGGTCGATCTTCTCCGGCGGGGGCGGCACGATGCAGCGTATGTGCGGCGGCGGCGGGGGTGCCACCGCCGGCGCGGGGAGCGCCCAGCCATTCTCGATCGCGATGCGGTCGACGAGGTCGTTCATGCCGCCTCCGCCATCCGGATCCCGCGCAGCTGGTCGTTGAAGTCCTTATAGCCTTCCTCGGGCCAGATGATTTGCGGCATCGGCCGCCCCTGCGCCGCGGCCTGCTCCTGCTGGCGCGCCACCGCGCGCTCGAAGGCTTCCAGCGCCTTGCCGCCGATCGGGTCGCGCTGGCCGATGAAGATCAACGGCCCGGCCTGCGGCGGCAGGATCAGCCCGCCCATATTGGCCAGCGCCACCCCGGCGACGACGCGCCGGTCGGGAAAGGCGAGGGCGATGGTCAGCCCGTCCTCGATCCCTTCGCTGACATAGACCGGTGTTCCACGTGGAATCTCGCGCAGCGTGGCCGGCGACGATCCTTTCCATAGCGGTATGCAGCCGCCCTTGTAATCGCCCAGGCTCAATTTGTGGCTCTTGCGCCGCCCTTTCGGGTCGGGCGGGAGCTTCACGACGGGCACCGAGCCGCCTTTGCCGGCGGAGACGTCCAGATAGGTGCGATGCACGCCGAGCAATTTGCCCTCGAGCCCCATGATCGCCGCGATCATCGCCGGATGCTTGCCGCCCCTGATCTTGTCGGCGCAGTTCGGCAGGTAGCGCAGCGCGCCCGGATATTTGCCGAGCAGGGCCGGCGCGATGCCGCGCCCGGCAAGATAGGTCTCAGCCGGCGTGCCGGCGATCGGTGTGGCGCCGTTGTACATCGACCAGGCGCTCTTGCGCCGGCCCTGCTTCGCCGCCTCGGCCTCCTCGTCGATCGCCTTCGCACGCTCGGCGGTCTGGCGCTTGATCTCGCGCGCCTGATCCGGGGCGACGTCGTCGAGGCCGAGCGCCCATTTCGCCCAGGCGATCGCGCTCTTCTTGGCATCGGGCATCGACCAGCCGCCGTAGAGCCTGGCGGCGATCAGCTTGAGCATGTCGCCCGAATAATCGTCCGCCCCCTCCGGCGCCGAGAAATCGCACCACAGGCCGGGCCGCACCTCGCGGTTGATCTTCATCTGCGTGCCCGGATCGCCGTGTGCGTTGCCGAGCGTCCAGTAAGGCCCGTCCAGCTTCGCCGCCGATCCGAACAATTTCGGCACGATCGCATCGACCGCGGCGCGCAGCTGCCGCTCGATTTCGTTGGCGGTGAGATCGGTGCGGGCGGCCATGGGTCAGGCCGGAACTTGCTCTAAGGCCGCCGCCCAGCGCATCTTCGGCTGATCCTCGATCGCCTTGGCGGTGCGAACGCGGCCGCGGCGCGACCAGCGCTCGACCTTGACCGGCGCGATCGCCGCGAAGCCGGCGGCGCGGAGCGACGCGCCGCTCTCCTTGGTCAGGGTATAGGTGATGATGCGGTCACCACCCATGAGCTGCCAAATCCGTTTGGCGCGCCCATAGAGCCGCGAGCATGCATTGCGCGGAGCGGCGGCGGAGACGCACAGCCTGGTGATCTCGGCCGTGCCCTCGCGCTGCAGCAGCCGGGCAACGGGACGGCCGACGATGGCGACGCCAACGATTGCCCCCCCAACCTCCAGCCCGATCGCGAACTTGCCGCCGTCGTTCGAAGTGCGCGCACTATGCCGGTGGTGCTGCTCGACGAAGTCGTTCGCGGCGCGAAGGGTGAGCGGGACGATCTTCACTGCCCCACCCCCGCCGCCTTGAGCCGCGCTAGGATCGCCGGAATCGACATGTCGATCTTGGGAAGCTGCGCGCTGCCCTGCTCCGGCGCCGGCATCGGCGGCCCGCCGGCGAGCGCGTCGCGAAGCTCCGCCATCCGCCGCCGCGTCTCCCACGCCTTGCGCGACGCAGCCGATCGCGTGGCCAGGGCTTGCCCGCCGGAGCCTTGGCGAAGGCGGGTCATTCCACATTCTCCCGCATGTCGCGCACCCAGCGCGGCGATCCGAACGGCGGCTTGCCCTCCTGCTCGTCCAGCGCCTCGATCTCGCGCCACCCGCCGATCAGCCAGTCGCCAAGCCGCGCGAGCGCCGCCGCCACGGCGAGGAAGCCGCAGAGCCACAGGATTCTTTCCCCCAAGCCCATCTCAGCCCTCTCCCGCGTCGTCACGTTCCGGATAGAAACTGTCCGCAATCAGCTCACCGCCGGTGAATCCGCGCAGGCCGATCATGTCGTCGTAGGAAGGGATGCGGCTCTGCGGATCCTCGCGCGCCAGCTCCCAGCGCCGCCAGGTGTGCGGGCCGACCGCGCGGCCGATAAACGCCGAATAATGCCGCGCGGCGTCGGAAACCGTCCACGTCCGCCCGCCCGGGCTGGCTGGATCAATCAGCCGCTGCCGCTCGCGCCACGCCCGCAATGGGTGCGCCGACGCCGGCAGTTCCACCGCGGGGCAGGTCTTGATCAGGGCGGTTCGCGCGCTCATTGCAATCGCTGTAACAAATGGTTACACGATCGCGCAACCCGCTTGCGGAATAATTTCGGGGATAAGCTAAAGACGCAATGTCGGCCGTCATCCTAAAATTCGCGCCGATGAGCGATGATCCCAACCGCATTCGGGAATTCCGAACCCAGCGTGGCTGGTCGCAAAGCCACCTCGGCGAGCTGATGGGGACGAGCCACGTCAACATCTCGGAGCTCGAGCGCGGCGTCACCCAGCTTACCCTCGGCTATATGAGGCGCTTCGCCGCCGTGTTCGGCTGCGCGCCCGGCGATCTCCTTTTGCCCGAGGACAACAAGGCCAGCCTCTCGCCTGATGAGCAGGCATGGGTCAACCGCTGGCGCGCCGCCGATCCCGCCACGCGCGAGAAGCTGAACGCCATGGCCGATCTGATCGCGCCGTCGCCGCTGCCCGCGCGGGAGCGCCGGCACGCTTAACAAAATGGGTCTGTAACAAATCTCGTCATAATCTGCTTGACGACTTGAAACAGATTGTTACAAGTCGCCTCCGTTCCGGTCGATCGCGTTCATGCGATCAACTCACTCGCCGGCAGCAACGGAGGTTCCCTTGGCGACGCTCTTCTCCTTCCCTGCAGGCGCCGAGGCTTCGGCGGGCAAGCCCCCCTTCACCGCCCAGCGCCCTGCGCCGGCGCGTGGCCCGGTCGACATACGCTGGGTCGCGCGGCGCCTCGAAATCCAGCATCTGCGGATGCGCGCCGTGATCGACGCCATCCGTCTGCTGGTCGAGAATGAGGGTTTCCCCGAGCCGAAGAGCCCGCGCTTCGTCAAGGGCGCGCGCCAGCGCGGCAAGAACGCGGTCTGGTCCAAATCCACGTGGAACCGCGACGAGGCGGAAGCCTGGTTCGACGACGATCTTCCCCCGGCGGCGGCGCAGGCCAGCGCCGCCGCCAACCGCTCCGCGACCCGCCACAGGCTGGCGGAGCGGGCGCGGCAGGTCGCGGGGGTGGCGGCATGAGTTACAGCCGGCAGCCCAAGGGTCTTTCGATCAGCTGGAGAGTGGCGCCGGGCCTCGTGCTTGTCGGCCTCCCCCACAAGGCCTTCCGCGCTGCGGTGAAGTCCAGAGGCCGCACCGGCGCCGCGATGCGCAGCCGTTTCCTGCGCGCTACGTGCTCCCAACAGCAGCAGGCGATGCTCGATTGGGGGCTTGGGCGCTCGACCGAGGCGCTGTCGTGAACGGCCGCCCCTATCGTCCGCACGGCCGCATCGCGCCGCTGGTCGAGCCGGAAACGGCGCTCGTCCTGTGGTGCCGGCGCAACCGCCGCTGGCTGCCGCTGTGGGCCGGCCTCGCTGCCTTCCTGTTCTTCGCTGGCCTGGTCGCGATCGGCGCGCTGCCGGTACGGGCCGCGCCGGTGATCGAACGCCCGGCCTCGCCATGAGCGGCGGCCCGCGCCCCGACATCCCCATTCCGGCGCCCTCCCCGGTCGCCGGACGCTCCGCGGCTATTGCCACCGCCGCGGAGCGAGTAACCCGCCGCGATCGCCCACCGGTCGCTGCGGAACCTCGCGGCGGCGGCGAAGCCCATTGGCTTGGGCCCACCGCCGCCGCGCCTTTGAGGAGGCGATGATGGGCCGCGCCGACCCGTTCGCGCATGACGATGAGGATTTCGAGCCGATGGACGCCCCGGCCGCAGCACCGGAGCCGCCCGCCGATCTCTTCGCTCCTCCGGTGGCGGACCTGTCCGCCGAAGCTCCTAACGGAGCGAAGACGGAAGCCGCGCCGGCCCATCTCAGCCCGGCTGCCCTGCGCGAGCTCGCCCGGATCATGGCGAGCCCCTCGATCGGCGCCGCGACCGAGCGCCGGATCCTGTCCTATCTGCGCCACGGCCACACGATCGACGACGATCGCGATCGCCCGCTCTTCGATCTGCCGCGCAAGGCCCGCCAGTATCTCAGCGACGGCCTCGAGCTGGTAGCCGCCGACAAAGGCGGCCCCGCCACCTCGGCCGACCAGGCCGAGCGCCGCGCCCGCGCCCTGGTCAAACTCGCCACCGCCACCGCCCTGCTCATGGCCGCGCACGACGCGCTGGCCTGGGCCTGCGCGCTGGAAGCGAACAATCTTCAAACACGGGGAGAATAAGGATGGGCGTTGCCCAGGCTGCCACCGCGCCGAAACTATGCATCACCGTCGGCGAGCTTCGTGAGTTCAAGCCCTGCGCGGGCGATGGAAAGCGCGTCCGCGTTGCGCTTCGCCGCCTGAACTGCGACCCTTCCTACTGCTTCAACGCAGCGGCGGCGCGGGAGGCGGGCTGCACCTATAGCGACGTGATCTGGGTCGCCTCGGCAATCGCCATGAGCGACGAGGCCGTCGCCCGGCGCTTGACCGGCTATCTCAACGATTGCGCGATCAAGGTGCTGCCGATCTTCGAGCAAAGATGGCCCGACGATCAGCGTCCCAGGCTCGCCATCAAGGCGACCACCGACTTCCTCGCCGGCAAGATTTCGGAGGAGGAATGGGGGCGGATCAGCCGGGATGCGCGGGCTGCGTGGGCTGCGCGGGCTGCGCGGGCTGCGTGGGCTGCGTGGGATGCGTGGGATGCGTGGGCTGCGTGGGCTGCGCGGGCTGCGTGGGATGCGCGGGATGCGTGGGATGCGCGGGCTGCGTGGGCTGCGCGGGCTGCGCGGGCTGCGTGGGATGCGCGGGCTGCGTGGGATGCGCGGGCTGCGCGGGCTGCGGCCCGTAAGGAGTTCGAGGCCTGGCAGTTCGATCGCCTGATCCTCTGGCTGGCTGAAGCGCAGCCCAAGCCTTTGCGCCTCCCCGCTTTGCCGAAACCAGCCACCGCCAAGGCGGCGAAGTGAGGATCGCGGCTTCGCCACGATCAGGGGGGAGTGTCACCCGTAAGGGCAAGGTCGAAGGGCACCGCAGCCTCGATCTCCATGTCTGGCATCTGGTCGCCAAGGCCCTCGCCAGCATGGGCTACGGCCCCGGCGCGCCGCCCGATCCGGAGCTGTTCGCCGAAATCGTCGCCAACGCCAATGCAGCGGCCACCCTGGGCTCAGCGCCATGACCTGGACCAAGGACCCCGAAAAGGACACCTTCCGCCGCGCCGATGGCGCGCAGGTGCACCGCATCGCCGGCGACGACTGGGCGGCGGCCTTGCCCGGCCGCACCTTTCCCCGCGTGATCCGCGATTCGCGCGGTAAGCATATCCGCAAGTTCGAAGGCGCCCAGGCCGCCATGGCATGGCTCGACGCGGAGCATCCCGAGAAGGTGAAGGAGAAGATCCATGGCTGAACTCTTCTCGCTGCCGCCGCCACGCGGCTCGTGGGTCGCGACGATCGAGATCGTCCGGGTCGGGCAAGGCCAGTTCGCGGCACATCTGATCGACATGCCGGCTGACGTGATCGACGCCATGCCGGGATCGCCCGCCCACAAGCTGCGCACCCTCTCGGGCTGGCTGATGAAGGGCGCGCAAAGCCTGATCGACCAGGCGCTGATGATCGAGGAGCCTTTGCCCGAACATGCCAACAAGCCGGTCGGCTGCCCGTTGCGCACCTGGCGTCCCGGAGATTCGAGAGCGCGCGCCTGCGCGGCCGAGCCCTGTCTTGGCTGCTTTCGCCGCGGCGCGATGGGAAAAACCGCCAACGTTGACCCACCCGCCACCCCGACCTAACCTCATTCCCCGCCCTCGCATCGCTCCCGAAGGCCCGCTCTATGGCTAATCAAATCCCCTTCCTCACCACGCAGGCGCTCGCGGGCGGCCGCACCGCTTATTACTGGCAGCCGAGCCCGCGTCTGCGCGAAGCTGGCTGGAAGCTGCTCACGCTCGGCGAGGATCGCCGCGCCGCCATCCTCGCCGCGCTCGAGCGCAACGACGAGGTCGAGGCCTGGGACCGCGCCCGCGCCGAAGGCAGTGCCATAGCCCCCGCCGCCCTTGCCCGCCGAAGCCTTGGCGCAGGCCGGGCCCGCTGGCGCGACCTGGTCGCCGCCTACAAGGCCGATCGCCGCTATCTCGCACTCAAGCCGAAGAGCCGCGCCGAATATGATTCGAGCATCAAGACGCTCACCATCTGGGCCGACGACGGCAATCTGATCCTTTCCGATCTCGATCGCCAGATGGTGATCGATTTGCGCGACACCCTGGTCAATCACGACAACCGCCCGCCACGCACCGCCTCCCTGCTTCGCGTCCTCTCCCTCCTGCTCCAGTTCGCCGAGGACAAGGGGCTGATCGCCGGCTCGCCGGCGCGCAAGCTGAAGATCCCGACGCCGCCCAAGCGCACCCGCCGCATCCTGCGCGATCAGCTCGCGCCCCTGCTCACGGCCGCCGCCGATCTCGATTTTCCCCATATCGCATTGGGCTGCGTGCTCGGCTTCTATTCGATGCAGCGCGAGGGCGATCTGCTCTCGTCCACCGGCTTCCAGATCCGCGAGGTCGGCGACGTCAGCTCGGATGCGCGGCGCGCGCTCGCCGGCCCGGACGGCAAGGTCAGCGGCCTGTGGCTCCAGCAGGAGAAGACCGGCGAATGGGTCGCGGTCAGCCTCGCGCCCGTCGCCCGCGCCGCCGTCATCGCCCAGCTCGCCGCCAGCCGCGACCGCAAGGCCGGCTGCACCCATCTGATCCTCTACCGGCATGAGGATCGCCCATGCCCCGAATGGCGTTTCCAGCGCGATTTCAGGGCCGTCGCGAACAAGGCGGCCCTGGACGCCGCCGCGCGGCAGGATCATGCCCTGGCGAAGCTGCTGGGGGGCGAGGAGGGCAAGAAGAACAGCGCCATCCAGTTCCGCGATCTGCGCCGCTCCGGCATGTGCTGGCTGCGCGAGTTGCACGTGCCCGTGCCGCTGATCGCCAGCATCTCCGGCCATTCGATCGAGGAAACCCAGAAAATCCTCGACACCTACATGCCCCGCGACACCCGCGCCGCCGCCGAAGGCATGGCGATCGCCGTGACGCGGCAGGCGGAGCGGGACGCCGCGGATGCGGCCGAGCAGGAGGAGCGAGGATGAGCGGGCAAGTCGAGGTTGCCGTTGAGGGCCTGGAGTTGAGCCTGGTCAGCGATGATGAAGACGTCTGGCTACGCGATTCCCGCGGCTTCGACATCGAATCGAGGACGAACGAATTGTCGATCGGGCGACCTGATCTCGTTGCCGAGCTTTTCATCCGCTGGCTCGAAAGCCACGGCTACGACGTGATGGAGGTGCCGTTCTGATGACCCCGAAATTCCAATACACGGAAGTCAGAAAAGACATTCCCTGCCCGACTTGCGGGGCCGCTGCGGGAAAAATGTGCTTTAGCCTCCGGTCCCGCAAACCGCTTTCCGATTTGCACGCCGGCCGGCGATTGCTGTCGTGCCGTGAGGCGGCCAGGATGGGGATCGAGCGCCTGCGCAAGCCGATCTGGCGCGACCCCATGGAGCATGTCAAAATCGACATCATCGACGGCGGGCTCGGGCCGTGGATGCATTTGTTCTCGCCGTTCAATCAGGAATGCAATGGCCGCGACCCGGTCGATATTCTCTGGCTGACGCAGATCGATTGGGCCGATCCCGACGTCGAGGGGATGGCCATCTATGAGGGGCCGCTGCCAGAGAGCGACGAATATCGCGAGGTGGCGAAGCGCTATGAGGGAGTTCTTGCGGAATGAAGCCCCGCATGATTCGCATCCACAGCGCGACCGGCGCGGACGAAGGCTGGATTCGCACCGACATCATCGTTGGCGTCGGCCCCAATCCCGGCCAGCGATTCGTCCAATGGATCGACGCGGGCGGCGCCCGCCGCGAGAGCGTCGCCGCTCGCGGGCAGGATGTTGTTCTCATGGCGCTTGTCGCGGAGGCGCTAGCATGACCGTCCGCGCTCCGGATCCGGTCGACGCCGCGATCGATCTCGGCATGCGCTTTGCAAATGCGATCGCGTTGGCTGACGCGCTCAGCCACCCGGCCGTGCAAGCCTGCCTCACGCGCGCACGCGAAGAGCGGCGGCGGCGCCTTCTCGCCATGGAGAACATGGACACGGCATTCGAAGTCTCCGAGCTCGAAGCGCACCTGCTCTCGTTGACGGGTGGATCGCCCGCTGGCGGCGACGTTCAGCAGCTGATGGGAATGCCCGTCGTCACCATCGCAGGCGCAAGCAACCCGCCGCCGTCCGATATAGGACGGAAAATCCGTCCGATGGCGCCCTCCCCAGTCAGCCTTGACCGAGGGAAATCCGCCACTTAGATGCGGCCCTCCTTGCCCCGTCGTCTAACGGTAAGGTTGGCTGCAAATCACGGAAATCAAAGGCTTAACTCGCGCAACCTGTGCGACTTTGCGCGAAACCGGCCCCATCGTCGCATGGAAGCCCCTCGCCGCCCCGTTCATATTCGCGGGATCCCCGCATGAACGGCCGCCTAGGGGATGCCGGCTGCATCGATCCTGGCCTTGAGATCCGCGATCGTAGCGCTCGCTCCGCCGGTGATGCCTGAGGCAGCAGCATCAATCGCTGCGGCCGCCGCCGCGCTGTCGCTCGTCGTCCTGACCCCGATCGCCGCGCTCGCCACGAATTGCGCCTGCTGCGCAAACCGCTGGGCGTTGCCATAGCCGCGCATCAGACGAGATTCACTTCGAGGATGCCGCCCGTATCGTTGAGCGCGCAGTCGAACTTGAACGATGTGGTCAGCGAGAGCGTCCGTAGAATTGTTGCTGTTTCGAACACAGCGCCCTTGCGGTAGGTCAGCGAGCCGGCCTGGCGATCGATCCAGAAGACGTCTGCGGTCGTGTAGGCTGCGGCAGTCGTGGCAAATCCTCCGCCCTCGAACACGCCAGCTGTGCCGTCGGCGACGAAATAGATGCCCCGGTCGATGGCAGGGAAGGAATCGTCGGCCGCGGGATCGCCGCTGGTCATGCCGGCGACGATCCCGCAATTGGTCTGCAGTGCGCGCAGCCGCAGGCGGAAATTGTCCTTGAACGCTTGCCCGCTATAGGCACCGCCATTGCCCCACGCCGCGGAAGCGGTCTTGGTGACGTTGTAGGTGCGGAAGGGCGTGCCGGTGGCCTTAGCTACGGTCGCGCCGGCCGTGGGCCCCACGACGACGATCGCCGGCTGCCGGAACACGCGTTGCCGCATCCTCGCGAGCGGCGCCGGCTGACCGACCAGGCGGGGCGCGAGGCGCATCAGCGGACCTTGAGCGGCGTACAGCGGACCACGGCCGTCCCGGCCAGTGACAGCGCTTTGACGGCGATCGCCGGCGTCACCGGCACGATCTCGGGCTGGTTAGCGCAGATGCGCGTCGCCGTGCCGTCGTCGACAGCGGTGGCGTTTGCCGTGTTGATGACGATGTCGGCGTCGGTGTCGATGCGGACGAAGGTGCAGCCCGCCGGCGGCGTGATGATCGTGGCGGACGCGGTGACGCTGGTTTTCGTGCCGTTCGCGTTGTCGAAAATGGGATTTTGGTCGGCCGAGGGAACGACTGACAGGCTGGCGGCTGCCGTCTGAGGGCCGATGAAGCTGAGAATGCGAACGATGATCCCGCGTAGATATTGCTGGATCGTGCCGGCCGCGTCGGTGATGACGGCGGCGCCGCCCGTGGTGCCGAGCACGGCGTTTGCGGCGGCGTCGTTGGTGCACACCTCGCCCTTGCTGGTCGCCTTGACCGCCACATTGTCGCCATCGGTCGAGACTTCCGCGGCGGTCAGCGCGTCGCGGCGCACCGCCATCATCATCGGCCCGATCGGGTTCGCGGCGGCCGGGGCGTCCTCGGTATATTGCGGCAGCCCGCCGGTGACGATCGTCACCGGCAGGCCCTGCGCCGCGTGGACCGGAAGCAAGGTGACGCCGTCGACGTCGACATAAGCGAGCGGGCGCGGCGCCATCAGGTCGATCGCGTCGTAATTGCCCAACTTGACGGTGGTGATGATCGTCATCTTCGCTTCCTTCCTTGCTTCGTTCAGCCGACCGGCTGCACCGGCGGCGGAACAGCCTGCGCGCAAGCGACTGCGAGCAGCATCCGGTCCGTTGCGACGGCCTCGGCCAGCTTCGCGGCCTTGGCGGGCTCGATGCCGTTGTCGATCAGCACCTGGGCGATCTGCGCGGCCGTGTTCAGCCCGGCGGCGGCACGCGCGCAAGTCTGCGGCGTCAACCCGGTGGCGCAGCCGGAAAGCGCCACGGCGGCGGCGACGATCAACGATATGCTTCTGATCCTGTTCATGGTCTTCACTCCTTGATTGAGGCAATGCTGTCGGGGACTTTCGGGGATGAGGCGACGGCCGCGAGCTGCTGGGCGCGCAGCCTCGTCTTGAGCTGGCCGATGACGAACGGGGCCACGATCAGCGCCAGCGTTCCCAGCGCGCCGGCCGTGTCCGCCTGCAACCAGCCCTTGCCGATCGCCCAGGCGCCGGCCGCCATGACGATTTGACGCGCCGCCGCCCATGCCTGGTCGGGCGTCGCGGTGCGGTGGGCGAATATGGTTTTGGTCATGGCTTGCTCTCCCGTTCGGCGGCATCCTGCAGCCGCTCCACCGCCACGATGCCCGCGGCGTCCTGCGCGGCCTTGCCGCGGCCGTCATTATAGCCTTCGAGTGCGGCGATCCGGCCGAGCGCGCCGGCCAGCTCCTGCTGGCACTTTTCTTCGCGCCCCTCGATCAATGCGCAGCGCGCATCGAGCCGCTTGATCTCCTGGCGAAGCCGTGCCCAGTCGCCGGCCTTCGCCCGCGACAGGTCGCGCAACCGCTCATTCCATCGTCCCATGAAGGCGGGGCCGGCACGAAGCACGACCGCGCTCACCGCGATTGCCACCAAGTAGAGCGGCCCGGCGGAGAGAAGATGCTGGAGCAGCTCATTCATGCGCAGACACCCGGCAAAGCGGCGCCCCCTCCTCTTTCCGCTTGACGGCGTGTGGGCGAGGACTCGCGATGGTCGGGAGGTTGAACGGCATCATGCCCCGATCGACCCGGCGCCGAACTTCGAATCCTCATGAGCCTTGAGCCGCCGCGAGACCGCCTGCAGCGCGTCCATCACCGACTGCAATTCGGCCTGAACATAGGCCCCGCTCGCCGTCCCCGCGGCATAGGTGGCGAGCGCGCCCTTGGCGGCGGTCCCGGTCATCTGGGTGTAGCCGGTGTCGCGCGGGCCGACCACCTGGACGCCGTTGATCTTCACCGCCTTGCCGGTCGGCAGCAGCAGGTTGCCGGTCGGCGTCAGGTCGGTCAGGTCCGCGCCGGTCGCCCGCGCCGGCGCGAGCCCCGGCAGTTTGCACAAGGCGTCGAAGAAGATGTCCTTGCGCGCCATCGCTCCGGCGATATTGGGGTGCAGCCCCGCCGGGAGCCAACCCTTGGCGAACCAGTCCCACACGTCCATGTCGATCAGCGGCACGTCATATTCGCGGGCGACGTCGGCCAGAGCGGCGAGATAATTCTCGAACAGCGAGGCGTCGTCGACCGGCGGGAACAGCGTCGCGTCGGGGCGCATCGGGCCGACCAGCAGCACCAGGTGGCCGGCGGCGAGGGCGGCGCCGACGATCGTGCGCATGTGCGACTTGTAAGTCGCCACCGTCGTATGAACGGCCGTATTCTGGTAATTGTTGATGCCGTGATCGACGATCAGGCAGCCGCGCGACGCGCCCGGGCTGGCCATGATCCGCAGGATCGATGCGGTGCGGTTGTAGATCGCCGTGGTCGACGATCCCGCCAGCGCCATCCGCGCGAAATAGGGCGTCGAGGTGACCGTGCCGTTGAGCCGCATCAGCCCCGTGATCTGCACGTTGGCGGTGATGCACTTGAGCTGGTGGGTGGCGCTGCCCGCCGCGCAGGTCGCCGAAGGGAAGCTGGACACGTCCGACGCGGGCGCCGCCGCGCAGTCGATCGTCTTGTAGGCCGCGCCGCCGTTGCGGCGGAATTCGATCTTGCCGTGAGCGGGATCGGTCTCGTGAAACACCTCGACAAATTGAAAATCGCCGGTGAAGGTCAAAGTGTCGCCCGGCGTCATGATCCACGATTTGCCGATCGGGCCGACGATGCCGGCCGATCCGCCCGCTGCGGTCAGGCCGTAGCGGGCGAGGTCGCCGAAATTGGTGACCGTCTCCTCGTTGGTCGATTTGCTGACAAAGGCGAACAGGTTCCGCAGCATCGTGAACCAGTCGAGCTCGGTGCCGTTCGGTGCGGCGAAGTCATAGCCCTCGTCGACCGAGGTGCCGAGCAGCGCGATCGTGCCGTTGCCGCTGCGCACCTGGGCGAACAACGACATGATCTTGCGTGCCATGTCGAAGGGCACAGCGGCGTAGGGAAGCGGCACATAGCCGCCGTTGCGCCTGGGCAGGGCGCCGCCGAACAGATTGTCGAGCGGCGTGTTGACGTTCACCACATAATCGTGGCCGCTGTCCGCCGGTGGCACATAGCCGCCGCCCCGGTTCCACATGTCGATGAAGGCACCACTCTGGTCGGCAGCGCTCGCCGCCGAGATATTGCGGTCGGCGGCCGAGGCCGGCATCTCGGTCAGCTTGGCCCGGTCGGTTCGCGTCGCCGCCGCCCCATCGTATCGGAAGGCCACCTCGAGCGATCCCGCGTCGGGATCCGCCAGCGTGGCGAGGGCGCTCACGCCGTCGCCGTCGAGCGTCAACGGCACGATCGTGCTGCCGTCCGCGCTCATGCCCAGCGCCGCGCCGGCATAATCGATCGGCGCCTGCAGCGTCGGCGCGGCCGATCCCGCCGGCACCTGCAGCGCCCGCGCCGAGAGCCGCGCGCGATCGTCCGCCACTTCCTCCAGCGCCATCGCGGCGCGGTCGAGCGTGCGCTGGGTCGCGTCGGCGGAAAGCGGCACGCCGGCTTCATATTCGGCGACCTGGTCGAGGCTGGTCTGGCGCCAGCGCAGCACATATTGGCCGGCGGCATAGGTGGCGATCGTCGTCACCACGGCGGCGCCCGCCTCGCCGTCGCCGGCAAGCGTGTAGTCCACGCCCTCGGTCAGCAAGGTGCCGTCGTCGGGGCCCATCGCCGCGGCTTCCGGATCGGAATCGGCGGAGAGCAGATAGACGAAGAGATTGCCGGCCTGGAACGGCGGCGTCGAAAAGGCGGTGACGGCGCCATTGCCCGCCGAGATGCGGCTGCGCCCTGACGCGGTGAACGTCATCGCGGCCGCCGTTCCCCGGCGCAGGCCGGGGCCCAGGAATCAAAAAAAGCGGGCGAAGCCCCCATCCGTCCAAACCCCTCAGCCCGGCGGCAATGCCGCCAAATGAGGAGCCCGTTCGGGAGCGATTTCGCCCGGCCTCCGATTACGGGATTTGCTTAGCAGCAAAGGTTCGATTACGGAAGAGGTTACATCGGCACTTCAGCTATGGTCGCCACATGATGTTCACCGGGCCACACGCCGCCCTTTGCGCGCAGATTACCGTGCTTATTGCGGTCGGGCTAATGTTTGCCGGCGTGATCTATCTGGCGCTGCTGGATCGCTGGCATCCGTAGCTCAGCTGGATAGAGCGTCGGGTTCCGAACCCGAAGGCCGCAGGTTCGAGTCCTGCCGGGTGCACCATTTCGATGTTCGGCAAATCGTCGATTTCTTGCTATTGGCATTTCTTCGATTCGCGTATCTAGGGGGTGTCGATGGCCGATGGGTTCGTAGCGTTTATGCGCCGGGATTGGGGGCAGGTCTTAGCCGCCGCGATCGCCGTTCTGGTAGCGTTGGCATTCATTACGTCGCCTCGGACGCTCGCGACTATGGTCGGAACCGCGGTCGAGGCCTTCAGCAACAATGGTTATCTGTCACCCGATGGTCGCTGGACTTTGATCGCCGGCTTCGTTGCGGGCGGGATCGCGTGGAATTGGCGGATCGCTGCCCCACTGATCATCGTCGGTATAGCGGTTGTCCTGATTTGGGGACCACATCTGTCTTATGACAACAACGACAAGGGGCTGGCGATAATTGGGTTCGGGCTATTTGTAGCATTCTCTGCAGCAGCAACGCGCATAGTGGTGACGGAGATGAAGCCAATCCTCGCTAAAATTGAGCGGCGATAGCGCCGCTACTCCGGCACCCGCCCGACATTAGGCGCCCGATCCGGCGCGCCTTGCCCCGGCCGCCACCAATAATCCTGCCCCTGCTGTTGCCCGGCCCGCTCCATCCGCGCCCAGCTCTGCGCGTAATTCGGGTCGGCCCACTGCTGGAGCTGGTCGGCGACATAGCGGTTCCACGCCAGCCGCGAATACCAGAGCGATTCCCCCGGCACATAGCGCCGGAACAGGTCCATGCCCGCGCCGCCCGGATTGCTGACCCATTCCCCGGTGCGGGCGTCGCGGTGCCCAACCGCCTTGTAGCCCGCGCGGGCGACGTCGCTCGCGGCGCCGACCACAGGCCCGCTCAGCGTCTCGGCAAAGCCCCCGCCGAAGCGGTTGGTCGAGGAGCCGAGGAAGTCGCCGAAAATGCCGAAGCCGCCGCCGCGCAGCTCCGCCTTGCCCCACGTCACCGGCGCGGTCGGATCGGGCAAATCCTTGCCCGTCGCCAGCGCATAGAGGCTCTCACCCAGATAGCCGAGCAGGCCGGTGGTGATGGTCAGCCCCGCGAAATATTTGGCCCGGCTCCACGGCGTGCCCTCCATCATCCGCGCGCCGTGGGTGAGCAGCATCGAAACCCCGAAGCTCTTGAACAGGGCGCCGTTGCGGATGATCTCGCCGCCCAGAGTGCCCGGCCGCTGGCCGAAGCTCAATGCCGCGCGCGCGCGCGCCGTCGCCGCCGGCACCGCATAATCGGTCTCGGTCAGCGCCATGCGCAGCATCGCGTCGCCGAGCTTCTCGTCGGCGACGTCGTCGGGGCGCAGGAACTCGGAGGTGCCCCACCTCTTGTCGGTATAGCGATAGGGCTCGGACGCGCGGATCTGATTCCAGCCGGCCTGGTCGATGCCGTAGCGCTCGAACATCGAGCGGATCGGTGCGTCAAGCGCATCCCAGTCTTTGCTCCGCTCGTCGGCGAGATGGCCGAACAATTCCATGCCGAACGCCCAGCGGCCGTTTTGCGTCCACGGGCTCAGCCCCGACACGCGCAGCACGGCGTCGGCGAGCCGGCTCATCACCTCCGGCCCGTGCGTGCCGTCGACATAGCGATTGAGGCTCGCCGCGCGCCGGCCCGCCTCCTCGGCGATCAGGCCGAGCCGCACCGCGACCCGCTTGCGCTCCGCGCCGCCGAGCACCGAAAACAGTTTCAGATAGCCGGTGATCGCGCCCATGACCGGCAGGCCGTTATAGCCGCGCGTCACCGCCTGGAAGGCGACGTCGGAGAATGCCGAAAGCTGCGCCGAGCCGAGCAGGGTCGAGGTCAGAAAACTCCGCACCCCGCCCAAGGTCCGCGCCGCCCGTTCGTTCACCGGCGAGTTGAGCCTGCCTGAGACGACGTCGTATAAATCGCCGATCCGCTGCGATTCGCTCCGCGCCTTGTCCATCAGCGCGCCACCCGGTTCCGGGTCGATCGCCGCGCGCTTCTGCACGGCATCCTGCAGCCATTTAACGCTAGCCTTGGGGTTGGGCCCGAGCACCTCCATCAATGCGATGTCGCGCGCCATCCCCTCGGCATGGCCCACCATCGCCTCGAAGGCATTGCCTGTGCCATATTTAGCCTGATAGCCGAGCCAGGCATCGGCATTCTTGAAGACGAAGAAGCGGTGATCGGCGCGCTGGTTGCCGAGCTTCCCGTCGCCGGCCCCGCCCGGCTTGCGGCGAATCCAGCCATCGCTGCGGATCGACTGCCAGGAGGATTGCAGCGCCTCTTCGATCCCCACGGGCGTGAAGGGTTGGCCGGTGGAGTCGTCGATCATGCGGCTGAGATCGATGCCTTCGCCGGTCGACCCCTTGCCGGTGATATCGTTGCGCCACTCCTCGTAAGGCACGGCGCGCACCTTCGACGCATCGTGTGCCTGCGGAAGCCCCCAATCGGGCCGCTGACCAATGTTGCCGCCGGCCCGGTTGAACCGGGTCCGCGCATATTCGGCGGCCTCGCCGAACGCCGCCGCCAGTTCCTTCGCCGATCGATTGCCCGTGTCCTCGCCGAAGCGCTCGCGCACCAGGTCGGCAAGCCCGGCCTTGTCCCGCGCCTCGCCGAGCAGATTGCGGCTGTGCGCGGCGAGCACGCCCTCCATCCGTCCGTGGATGCGGCCGAGCACGGCCCGGTGCTGTGCCTCGACGCTGGCATAGGGTGCCTTGGCATCACTGCCGAGCAGGGCCGAGGCGGCGCGATAGGGACTGCCTTTGTACCTCTCCATGTCAGCCTTCATCCGCTGCTGGGCGCTAAGTTGCAGGAAGGTCTGCCGGCGCTTGAGGTCATGCTCATATTTAAGTTCGTGCAAGGTCAGGCGGCTCGCCTCGGCTGCTGCCGCCTCAGGCGACATCTCGTGAGAGACGCGGGCAAGGTGCCGGTCATAGGCGCGCTGCGCCTTCTCGCCATCGCCCTTGCGGATTTTGCCATCGGCGATCAGGCCTGGGATGCAGTTCTTCAAGCTCATTCCGCGGCCTCCGCTGTCGGCGGTGCCATGCATGCCTGCATTTCATCGAACGAGTGCCCTTCCTCGTCCAATTCGCGCAGGACAGAGGCGAGGTCGACCTCGCCACCCTCTTCGTCGAGGCGGTAGGTCAGCTGTTCCTGCGGCGCGGCTTGACTTCGCTGCGCGGGGGCATTCTTTCGGCCGCCGCCTTCGCGCAACGTGTCTAGGATAGAGCGGGTCAGCTCGTCCGCTGTCGCCGGGTTCACGCCGTTGCGCTCCATGGCGGCCGCAATCGCGGCAGGGACCTTGTCGCTCGGCACGCCCAGCTCTTTCAGGCGCTCGAAGCCAAGCCGCACCGTCGCCATTGCCGCCTGTGCGTCGAGGTCGCCATGGCCGTCAAGCACGGCGCGAATTCGCTCCGCGTCGATGCCGCGCAGCGCCCAGCCGATCTCTGACGCGACCATGTGCTCGTCATTGTCGGCGGCGGCGGCGTGCGCCTGCTGTAACTTGTCGATGTCTTCGCTCATCGGCAGCGAAGTCAGGGGCGGATCGTCCCACTTGGGTGAGATGATGCGCTCGGCGGCGGCGGGAATTTCCAGCCCCGCGGCGGCGGCTTCCTTCTCGATCAACGCCGCCACCCTGTCGAAGTTGAAATGCTCGCTTCCGAGTAGGCGCGAGAGCCGTTCGCTCGGCGCAAAGCCAATCAGTTCGATGGCGCGGCCGAATTGCGCCGCCTCGCTTAGCTTTGCTTCCTCGAACAGATGGTCGAGTTGGTCGAGCGGCTTGAGCCAGAGGTCGCCATGGGCGCGCGCATAGGCCTCGCGCCCCACGGTGCCTAGGCCATCACTGCTCGCGATTTCCATCCGCAGATCGTGCTCCAGGCTGTCCGCCTGCGCCTTCGCCCCCTCGCCGACCGGGTCGGCGAAGCGCGCTTCCTCCATCGCCACCGCCTCCGGCTTGGCCGGCGCCGCGTCGCGGAAGGCGGCGGCGTGGATCGCGTCGCGCACCGCCGCGTCCGCCTTGGCGCCGGCATCGTGCCGCGCCAGCGCGTCCTCGAGCGTCGCCGCGTCGAGCTCGACGCCGTGCTTCGCGCCGACATCCTCGAGCCGCTGCAGCAGCTCATCGCGATCGGCGCCGAGCGCCGCCGCCGAGGCATCGGCGCCGAACCGGTCCTCGGGCGTGTAGAGCGGCGTCCCGCGCAGCTCGCGGTCGACCGCGTCGCGGAACTGGGCGAGATCGGGCAGGTCGGCGGCATGGCCGGCGCCGCCCCTCAGCCCGGCATGTTCGGGGAAGTAACCGGCATCGATCGCCGCGCGAAACATCGCGTCCTCGCCATGCTGCGGCGATTCGGCGACGCCGCGCGGCGTGTCGGCTGACCGCTCGCGCAACAGCCGGCGGCGGAACGGCGCGCCGCGGTGCCAGAGCTGCGCGTCCATCGCCCGGTAATCGCCGTTGACGTCCTCGATCCCGCCGCGATTGGCGACGAAGTCGAGCAGGCTCTCCGGCGCCGGTGGCGGCTCCACGCGCCGCCGCGCCACCCCATTCTTGTCGATCAGCAGCGGCGAGCCTTCCTGCCCGGCGAGCCGCTCGGTGACATTCCGCGCTTCCTCCGGCGTGAGGCCAAGCGCCTGCGCCACCGCCTCGGGCCGCAGCGGCGCCCGCGTCGCCGCATAGGCGCGCAGCCGGTCGAGATGGTCGATCGGGTCGAACGGGATGTCGCCATCATCGGCGACGCGCTGGAACCCGTCGCGCGCATCCCGCTCCGCCTCGAAGCGAAGCTGGGCGCGGGCATGCTCCTCCGGGCTGGCGAACCAGTCCGGCCGCAGCACCGGCCTGCTGTCCATCGGCGCCGGATCGTGATCGAAGCCGAGCGCGTCGCGGGTGGCCCGGGCCGGATCCGCTCCGCCCTCCAGCCCGGCCACCTCGCCGCGCGGCGGAATGGCATCGCCCGCCGCCATCTCGGGCGAGGGCGTGAACGGCACCGGCTCGCCACCGCCCATCTGATGATGCGCCCAATTGATGCTGTCGGCGACGCTGCCGTGAAGCCACGGATTCTGCCGATAGGCCGCGTCGGCATTGCGCGGGTCGATCCGGCGATAGACGTCGATCGCCCGCGCATTCGGGTCGGCGCGCAGGAAAGCCTCCCCGCCCGCATCACCGAGCGCGTGCAGCAGATACAGATTGCCGGCATCGACCGGCGCGCCGAGGCGCTGAAGCACCCGCTGATGATCCATCAGCGAATCGTCCATCAGGACTTCCTGGAGTGCGCCGTCGGTCTTCCGTGCCAGCACCTGCGCGTCGCTGCCAGCCTGGCCGTAGCGGCGGCGATAATAGGTCAGCCAGGTCCCGTCCGTGAACTGGAAACGGCCCCTCGCCGAGGATCCCATGCGGTTGCGGATCGTGTCGCTGCCGCCGCTCTCCACCTGCCGGATTCGCGCCTTCACCTGCTCGAAGGCCGGATTGCGCACGCCCGACATGTCGGCCGTCCCCGCCGCCACCTGGCTGCGCGGAATCGGCCTGCTCGCCGCAGCCGCAGGCGAAGGAGGGGCGCGATCGGAGGTGATCGCGTGCAAGGCCGTGTCGAGCCAGTGGGCATGCTCGTCGTCGCCCGCCGGCCCGGGCACGAATGGCGATTGCCGGCGCACCTCGGCCGCGCGCGTCGTCACGTGCAGCGCGGCCTGTTCGTCGGGCGTCATCCGGTCGGGCGGCACCGCCGCCGCGAAGGCCTGCGCCAGATGCATGTCGTAATGCGCCTGTGGGTCGATCTCCGCCCCGGCGATCGACCGCGCGACCCGCAGCGTCGTCGGTCCCACGGCATCGATCAAGGCGTTCACGGCGGGGGCGGCGCCGGTATGGACCGCGCCGAATCCCGCGCCGATCGTCCCCGCCGCCGCTTCCTCATAAAGGAAATCGACGGCCGTACGCTCTTGCCCGATCCGCGCCGCGTCCTGCCGGACGAACGGCTCCTCGCCGGCGGTGATCGCCATGTTGCCGACGCCCTGCCGCACCGCGGCCGAGAGAATCTGGCGGCCGACCGAATTCGTGCCCGCCACCAGCGGGCCGCCGATCGGGATGTAGGACAGGGGATCGGCGGCGCCGTGGGCGAGCGTGCCGAGGAAGCCGGCAACGCCAAGCCCCTGCGGCGCGGCCTGGTCGATCCGCTCGAGCTCGGCCGCGCGCTGCCGCGCCGCATGCGCCGCCAGCGACGTGAGATCGTGAACGTCGCCATAAGCGGGCATGAAATTCGGGTCGCGGCGCCGCTCCGCATCGACCGCCCGCCAGAAGGCGCGATCGCCGGCGGCGGCGTGGGTGGCGCTGTGCGGGTCCAGCGCCTCGGAGGTCGCGAACCGTGGATCGTCGAACTGGGCGGGATCGCCGTGGTAGAGTTGCGCCATGCCGCGCTCGTAATCCTCGACCGGATAGCCGCGCGCGCGAAGCGCCGCCATGATCTCGCCCTGCGCGCGATCTTCCCATTGCACCTGGTTGCGCCCGTAATCCGGGCCGGCGGCGGCGCGATCGTAGCCGAGCTGCACGCGATCGAGGAAACCCGGCGTCGGCACGGCGCGCGGCGAGCCCGCGCCCTGGCCGCGCGCCTGATCGATCGTCATCCCGCCATAGGCGTCCTGATAGGGCTGCGGCGGCGCGCTCGCCATCTTCTAGCGCCGCCGGCCGTGGACGTAATCGGCCAGCGCGCGCAGATCGAGCACGAAATCGGTGCCGGGCTGGCGGCGGCTGCCGACATAGCCGCTTTGCGAACGGAATCGGTAGAAAGCGTGGCGGCCGTCGTCGGAGATCAACTCCGGGGTCAACGCCATCATCGTTGCCGGCGGCACCACCCGGCCGTCCGCCCAGACCGGCGAATCGTCGCCGGCGGCGCCGCCGACTTGGCGGGGATTGGAGCGCGCGACGAAGGCGTGGACGTCATTGTCCGTCCAGCCGCGCGGCACGATATAGGCGTCGCCATTGACGGCGCGGCCGAGGCCGCCGGTATTGCCGACCCGGCCGAGCGCCGCGCCGACGCTCTCCTGCCACAGCCCGTCGTCAAACGCGCCTAGGCTGCGCTGCGCGGCCCGGTGCGCGTAAATCCCCTCGGCGACGCGCAATATGCCGGCGCGGGCAT